TAATTACTCAATGTACAATTAGACATATTAACGAGATTACGAACTATTTGTTTGGCATATGGGTTCGTAGCAGCATCTTCTGAATCTGCAATGGGCGTCTGAGAAAGCGCGGGAATAATAGTCAAAACAGCGGCTTGTGACGCGGCGTTATCCGCGAGGGAAATGAACTGACATTTCAACTTAGATCCGTAGACACGAAAATAATAATAGAAAAGAGACCACTGGTCAAACCCAGTAGGTTGAATACCTGTTCCGGTTGCATCTGGGTCATAGACGGAATTTCCTCGGAAGGATCTGGTCGATACCGTTCCACCTCCGGGATCTAGTACGAACCTTTCTTGATACTTCATCTTAGTGAAGGCTCGATCTGGGACAATGAGACCAGGAAGGCGAGCACGTGACGCGCGGGAATTTTTAGACTTACGAACACGACGCCACAACTTACGTGGACGCTTACGAAATCTACGAGAACGGCGTTGACGACGATATCTAGCCATTTGTTTATTACAACATTATTTTTCTACAACAATCGTTTTAAAACGACCATGTCCTGTTATAGAATCACAGAAATCTTGATAGTTATCCGTCATGATATACTTCATGTGGTCATAGAAATAAACCCATTTAGTCACACGGCGTGTAAGTGCACCAAGTGACTTCCTAGACCAATCATACCAAGTATTCGGGTGCAGATTACTAGTAATCGCAACATACTTTACAGGAATACGAGTGTATCCTCCTTTTACCTCTCCCTTGAAATCATATTTATCCATCATTCTCTTCATCATAGTGAAGGGAATATCTCCTTCGAAGTCGTCGATGAGCACAGTAGGCTGGTTGTCATAGAGATCCCACCACTTATCATCAGGTTCCTTTTGATAGGGCAAGACACCAGGAGAGCAATCCTTGAGCCAGTCAACAGCATAATGAGTCTTTCCTGACCCAGGTTCTCCAAATATAACGAAGGTAGTTGCCATTTCAGTACGAGGCGGTGTGAAAATACTCTTCAACCTCATAACTCCTCCATAGCAAGTAGCAACCTGCATCGGGTAATCCGACGCAAGGCGCTCCATTGTTGGGTTTTCTTCTTTTATCTCATCACGGATGGCATACCAATCGCTTCGCTTTCCTTGTTGTCCAGGTTTTCCAATAATCCACGGTCCGTCCAAATGTCCTTCTGCTTTAGAGCAGTATTCTTGATTGTCCGTATCAGTCCCGCGAGCGGGTTCGAGATGTGCCCGAGGCAGCAATTTCTTGATCCCTTTAAGATATCTTGCGTTCTTGAACTTAGCATATCCTTGATAATGTGGCGTACCATTTTCTCCTTGTTCGAGACTCCAAATAGCAAAGTCGACATTATCTTCATTCAGACTTGAATGTGGATCGTCTTGAGCGGTTGGGTTGTTTATGGTGAAACACCACGCTCTGAACTTCTTAGCATAAGGTTCGGTCATGTTGGCACAGATGTTTGGCACAGATGTCGCAAGGTAATACTGACTTGCTTCTGTGCCAGAAAAAAAACTCGTGCAAACTTTCCGGATTTTGCATTTTGAAAGATCGGATTTTGTGTTTCTTGGATCGCGATCCTGAGAATTTTCTAAGAAAAAAAAATTTTATTGACGAACGCTCACATGAAGGGGTTGCACCCCTTCACCCGCCAGGCGCCCCCCTATTGCAGCGCCCCCCCCGAGGGGGGGCTCGCTTGTTGGGGCCGGGGCAGAAGAGAAATGAAACAGCATTTAACGCAACACGACTGTCGCCGACACGGCTAGGACGTTTGCAGGAAGTTACGGCCGAAAAATTCGACGAAGTAGGTGATTGTGACTACGACTTGTATAGACGAAGTACCTGACGAGGCAGGAGACTCTGCAAGCAACCACCACCACCATTGTTCGTTGGGGTTGGATCCTCCACCGTCTGCAGCGGTAGTACCGACGAATTGGTCATCATTTTTAATCACAGACTTTGATACTCCTGAGATCTTTGATGTTCCCATGTAATTACTCAATGTACAATTAGACATATTAACGAGATTACGAACTATTTGTTTGGCATATGGGTTCGTAGCAGCATCTTCTGAATCTGCAATGGGCGTCTGAGAAAGCGCGGGAATAATAG